GCTTCCTGGCTGTACTAACTCCTTTCTCAAATTCATGTAAAATCTTATTGTAATTCGCTTTGACAAACCAAAGGTTGGGATAGTCATAAACATCATAATCCATCTTATGATACATCATATCTATCAGAGTGTTCCTGATACCTACAAGAGGTCTCAAAGGGTTCTGAAAGTAGAGGGTGTCTATTGGCGACTTCAGGAAATCATGAAGTACTAGAACTACTGGTAATAGCAGGACACGCCACATTAATTTCTCTGTATAAAATAAAAATGCCAGGTTACGGCAAGCGAATGGAAAAGTATGCCCCAGAACCTACTGAAGAAGTCCAAGAATTGGATCAGCGTTTCAAGCTTCCACTTCTTCCAGCGATGACCCTCGTCCAATTGACCATCCTTGCGATGATCTTGGCGTATGCGTGGTCTGTGCGTAAGATGAACAAGGCTGTTGTTTCTACAATGGCTTTGTCCATTGGTCTCCTCCACATGTATGACCACATGTACCGTGTGAAGCGTGGTGATGAGCGTCTCTTCTTCCTTCCACAAGCAAAGAAGGAAAGTTACTGCACCGCCTGCCAAAAATAAATTAGTAGTAAATTGTAAGAAGTATGCGTGTCAAAATCGTTCGTAGCCCAGACTCCAAAAAGAAGTTCAGGGCGATCCTCGAAGACGGCAGGACTGTTGACTTTGGTGCCAGTGGGTATTCCGACTACACCAAACACAAGAATCCTTCGCGAATGCGGTCCTATGTTCTCAGACACGCGGGAAGAGTCCCTAAGCGTACAATTGCTGAGCGAGACCCAAAAAAGATACAAAAATTGATGTTGGAGGTTGATATGAGCGACAAAGAAGATTGGAAGTTATCTGGTATTGACGGAGCTGGTTTCTGGTCACGATGGTACCTTTGGAGTCAGCCAACAATTCCAGAGGTACAACGTTTCATGACAAAGAGGTTTGGAATAAAATTTATCTAACTTAATATCAGATGAAAACCAATACAATTATCATAATAATAATTGTAATTTGTGTGTTGTGTTCTTCTTCATCATCGGTTGCGAGTGGTATTGGTGCTAACATGTTTTACAAAAATTCAGTTAAAGAGCGCGGTGAAAAATTGTTAGAAGACGAAACTTTCTATGCATTCTACAACTGCAATTATACAGGACAGGGAGACTATGTTTATAAATTTGATGAAGATGCCGAAGAGGACGAAGTTGCATTTACTACAGAATCTGATAGTTCAGTGTTTAAATCATTAATAGTACCAGATGGTGTAACCGTTAATGCCTATGAGAAAGGAGAGTACGAAGGTGATCCTTTAATTTTTAAAGGACCCACAGCTATATCATGTGACGTAAAAATCAAAAGTTTTATAGTCAAAAAAGACGAATAATTTTATTAAATTTCTAACTAAATAATAATGAAGACTTTGGGAATCATAATTTTGGTTTTAGTGATACTACTGTTTTCCGGTTTGGCATTTATTCTAACCAGAAGTCCAGAACCGGAACCGGAACCAGTGATAGATCCAAGTGCTCCGGGTGTTCATTATTATGAAGAGTGTGACTACAAAGGAAGACACATGCACACAGATGAAGCGCCATCAGAAATAGATGCAAGTTTCAAATCTGTGCGAGTGACGGATGATTTTTCTGTAAAAGCGCTTAGTACAACGGATGAGGAAGTTTTTATTAAAGGTCCTAGTACAGTTAAATGTACAGAATTTAAGAGCATGGAAGTTTTACCATATTAGTTGTTAGCTAAACCCCGCTTCTTTAGGTCAGCCTTGAGATCCGCCATAAGGGCAGCTCGTGGGTTGAGACTCATAGGTCTCGGTGGTGGTGGAGGTGCCATTGGTGCCGCAACTCTTCTTGGAGAAACACGAACTGGTTGTCTCATTCTTGGCTGATTTGGTTCAGCCTCCTTAAGAACCATTTTACACACCTTGATAAACTTTTTAGCACTCTTGGCTTGATTTTCAAGGGATGGTTCACCCTTTGTCTTCTTTGGCAACTTTGCCATAAGTTCCTTCTTTGTGAGTTTGACGCGTTTCCCTTTTACATCTTTGGTCACCCTGAAGCCAAGCTTCTTGACCTTCTCTTTGAGCTTTTCGTACTCCATTTAATATAGGTTGGGAAATTAATAGTAGCGGACACCTGCTCGGGTAGCGGCGTCATCAATTTCATCAACCATTTCCCAAGCCCACATACATTCCTGGGCATCTTGATGTTCGCAGATTGAGTGCGCAAGATCAAGTGCTTCGTGTAGGATCATTTTGAGACGCATCTGTCTCGTGGTGATTTGTTTTGGTTCGTGTAGAGACGGTGCTTCATACATTTGTTGAAGAGCAACACGGGTGATTTCACTCTTCTTCATTTCGTAGTTAATTTCGTCGCTTCGACAAGCCGCGACAATACCATATTTGCGTCTCATAGGTGGTAGAGGTGGTGGTGACCAATACCCAAACCTCTTGAGTGTCCTCACCATTAAATATCTATCGGAAGATATTTTTAAGACCATTTAAGTCTTTCCAGAAATCTTCTGAATAAGTACGGAGTAAGCTCACTTAAGGAGCCAAATGGTACATACACATAATCTGGAAAGTCATCTGCCATACCCAAAAGTTGAGCAACTTTGTATCTATTGTGAGGACAAGTTCTCGCATACTTAATATCTTCGGAATTGTGGGTCGCCAAAAGAGTGTGGATATTTTGTGAAGCACCAAGTGTCATTTCAAGACCTCTTCTAAAAGATTTATCAACTTCGGGTTTGTTTGGTAGGAGCCCCACCTGCTTTCCAAGGTAGGCGCCTCTGACCAGCTTCGCACCAAGTTGGATACCAGCTCTCTCAAATTGAATGATATCCATTTCAAGTTCTTTGAGTGCGTCTCGACGATACATTTGATATGTCTTGAATACATGTGGTTCATATTGATTGTATTGAATCATGAGATCTGTACATATTTTGGGATAAAGTACTTCTTCGGCATCTATACAAACCTGAACACGATTGTTAATAGAATGCTGTATTAACTTTTTAATATGAGATTCTGCCATATATGGTGACGACTTGGACCCAAAAGATGTCATTTTTAAAGCAACCATTGACCTGGGAACAGTTGGAATCATTTTCATATTTATGTCACTCACATACTGAGCATCATTTGGGTGACAGTTCTCGCGAGCATAGTCTAAAATTACTCTGGAACCTGAGCGATAAATATTTCCTATTACATTTTTCAATTCATGATTTAGAGCAGCATATCGTAACATGTCTTAAAGATGACAGACATTTTTAAGTAAATGGACTTTATTCGTGTATATGAAAATGTCATAGAAGATTCTTTGTGTGATAAAATTATAAAATACTATGAAGATAATCATGATAAAACTAATATACGTAGTAAACACGCAATTGATAAAAAATCTGTGGTATTAATACCGTCTTACACACATGATGTAGAAATGAAATATATACTTACAGAACTAAAAAAAAGTTTTGATAAATACTACACTAAATATATTAATAGTCTACCACTTAATTCAAAAGAATGTGCGTTTAAAACTCATCTTCAGAATGAAAATCTTTTTTTAGAAAACATTGTTATAGAGAAAATGGGTAAAGGTGATTTTCATGGTTGGCATCATGATGATGTATATCCTTTAAGAAGAACTGTATCGTGTATATGGTATCTAAATACACTTTGCGAAGATGACGGTGGATATACGGAATTTGAGTGTGGTAAAAAAAATATACCAAAAAAAGGTAGTTTAATGTTTTTTCCTTCCGAATGGATACACATTCATTGTCATACACCCATAATAAAAGACATGACAAGATATACATGTAAAACATGGATTACTATTAATCAACCGGAGAATATTTCTCATAATAGTATAGAGCCTATAATACATAAACATTATATCATTTAATTTAAGAAACTATTAAAGACGTAGCACGATTCCAAATAAATGGAAACACGAACTCTAATTACTCAAGTGCTTATGCCACGCATTCGCCAACTCGAAGAAGAGGTTGCTACATTACGAAGACAGACCTGGCCATATGTTCAGGCAGAAAAAGATGCAAAGGGTCTCAGAAGTATAGATGAATTACGAGACTTTTTCAAAAACCTAGATGACGACACAACATTGGAACTCTTGAGACTCAAGGCGAGACTCTCAAGGAATCCAGGACTTCAGGGAAGGGAGGTTGATATGATCATGAGTTTGCGAAATAATTTTTGTTGATGTATAGTAAATGATCTGGTTGTTACCACTTTTTACAATTGTAAATCCAATACTAAGATCAATGGGTCTTCCAACATTGGAAGTATTCGATATTTTTGAAGTACCTTTTATAGTCATGGATAAAAACCGTGATTTAGGTGCAAGTGCAATATCTTCCATCTGCTCATGCATGATGTGTTTGGGACTCGTAGTTTCTAAACTTTCCAGTTTCCCATTCAAAAGCGCACCAATGTATGGTATGCTCGCAGCTTGCAGTATAGCAAGTTGTCTATCTTCTATATCTCTTACAAAGGATACCTATGATAGAACTATGAGAATATATGGACCAAAACCACCATCATCTTAAAAAAAGTCATCCGTTCTATACAAATTCACTGCGTATGAACCAGTTTTACCAGTTACTGAAACTGTTTCATTCCCATAGAGTTCTTCACATCCGATGTCCTCCATACAATCACGCGCGTTGTGACTAATTGGTACAGAGTAGAGGTTTTCACCACCAGTTGTTGTGTAGTAGTGGTAGCGATCACGACGTCCTCTGACTTCCTTACCATAGAGTGGAAGAGTTTCCCCATTACCTGTAATGATACCCATTTGTTGCATATATCCAGGTTTATACTGCTTGATTGGTGCATCTCTAAATTCTGGTTCGCGTCTGGGGTCGCGTTGTTCCAACTCAATACGTGGTGGTACTGGCATCACAGGTACTTCCACTGGAACTTCAACAACCTTGGGGTTGAACCACATGTAACCCAAAACAAGAGCAAGCACAACAACGACTGACATTAGGAGTTGATTTTTAGTCTTGTTCTTTATCTTCATTTGTAGTAGTTTGAGAAATTAATTAAAGAAGTTTATATTATTTACTATAATGAGTGATATACAAATAGTAGATAATTTTTTATCTAACGACGATCTTATGAAAGTAATGGAATCTTCTAGATTTTTTATATGGTCGTATGGTCACAGATCATTTGAAAATGTAGGTATTAAATTCTTTAGTTCTAGTTTAATAAATAATGATTTATTTAAAACTCATATTTTTCATAAAATAGAAAGTTATTTTAAAAAGAAATTTATTATAGATGAGTTGTATGCAAATGGTCAGACATATGGTATGGATGGAGTTTACCACACTGATGATGATAATGACGATTCTTACACTTTTTTACTATATATTAGTGATATAACACATGATAATGCACACATTGTAGATGGATATACATTATTTAAAGATGGTGATAAAGTTGTGTGTATTGAACCAATTCTTAATAGAGGTGTATTATTTAAATCAAATATATTTCATAAGGGTTTAGGACCTTCTAGACTATCTAATTTATTACGTGTAAGTATTGCTTTTAAACTTAAGGAAATAAAGTAAGTATCCTACATGAAGGTACTCGCCATAGATATTGGGTATCATAATATGGGTCTAGTTCTAGCTGAGTGTGGGAAGGAACCTAAAATTGATGTGGAGTATATAAAGAAAGTGAGCCTCGAAGACTACAAATACATCAAAACTAATGACATTGTAGACCTGGTTCCTTTATTTGTAGAAGATCATCAATTCATTTTCGGGACTGCGGATGTAATACTTATAGAAAGACAACCACCGGGTGGTCTCACAAACATAGAAGTACTTCTAAATTACATGTTCAAAGATAAAGTTGTTTTGGTTTCACCTGTGAGCATGCATACACATTTTGGTATGAGGCATCTAAACTACGAGCAGCGCAAGGAGAGAACAATTTCTATTGCGAGTAAGTATATTTCGGGAGAAATACCTTACGAAAGGAAACATGATATTGCTGACGCACTTTGTATGATAATTTATTACAACTTTAATGTGTCAGTTCATTTTTTTGACCGTTTTAGGTTCACTGGTTCTCGGCTCTAATAATTTCTAGGGCATTCGCCACAGACTCCAAAGCTTCAAACATCGTAGCCGCACTACGATTCTTACAGCAATTTCTAATTTTTTCAATATTGTATTCAAAAGAATTCTTTTCTTGCTCCTTTCTCTTCTCAACTGATTTTATCACTTCTTGAAGTCTTTCAATTTCTGAATCAATCTTTTCAGTAATAACATCAATTGCTTCATCCATCTTGACAATTTCGTTTTCAAACCAATCTAGA